TTCTGTTATATCAGTACTCCACAGCCCGAATGTCCCCTTGATAGTGACAAGCCGGGAGTATTAATACCTGAAGGCGAGACTGAAGCTACTTTCTGTTATATCGGTACACAGCCCGAATGTCCCCTTGATAGTGACCTGCCGGGGCAGTTAGTGCCTTACGGGCAGACAGTAGAGAGTTACTGCTATAATACAATTGACTGTATTGACTGTAATTGTCCAGCATACGCTGCCGAGCACCCAGAAGAATGTGGAGTAGACCCTGATCTTTGCAACAACATAGCGTATGCGCTTTTGAACCCTGAAATTTGTAATGGAGGCGGGTTTGATAGCATGGGGATGCCTAGCAGCAGTGGTAGAACAGTTAGTGTAGGCCCCGCAGAGTTAGTGAACTTAAGCAGCCCATACGACATTGGCGGAGAAAGTATTTTTAATCCTCGTTCGGGTGGACAACAAAGCCCATACCTAACCGCAAAAAGCGGTGGTATGATAGAGACTTACGACGAGTTCGATGAACTTGAAAGATATTTGAGGGGCTAGAAAATGGGTGATTTTTGGGATTGGGTAGCGAACACCGCAGGGGCGGCTGTTGAAACCGTAGCGGATTTCTTTAAAACCGACGACGGCGGCGTTGATTGGGCAAAAATAGCTCCTTTACTTGGCACGTTTTTAGCTTCTAGGGCGGGCGGGTCCGATACTATTGCTGATTTTATTGGTTTGGATAGTGACCAAGGGCCTATGGGTTATATGGAGGGCATACCCGAATACGAAGTAATGCGCGAGCCTGTAGCGGGCACTTACGATCCTAATAGACGACCCGGCTCCAGAGGCCAAAGGTATTTTACGCAAACGCGCTACGCTCCTTTAGGAGAGGAAAACCAAGCTGAATACGATGCAGCTAAAGCGGCTACTACCGCAGAACTAGATACACTACAAACACAAAACGCGGCCCTTACAAATACGGGACGCCCCACTTATGGGCGGACTACTGAACAAATACAGGATAAATTAGCTCAAGTACGGGCCGAAGGCGCTTCTTCTGATTATCAAAACCGTGAAATGATGGACTATGGTAATCGGTACGGTCTTTCTTTGGCTCAGTTAGCTTCCGCTGGTGGGGTGCCGTACGGGCAAGCTCGTCAAGAAATGCAGCGTTTAGGCGGAATTGCTGCTCCTCGTGCTACAAATACAACAGCGTATAACCCACAAAATATACAGAATACGCTAAACAGACTTATTGCTGGGTCTACCCCCGGAGCTATTGGTATAGGTCAAGGCGGTGCAAGTATAGACAATGTTACGCTCGGACCCGGTATCGACGCAAACGTAGCAAACAACATGGGTCCACAACAAACAGGTTATGCAGCAGGTGGTATAGCTAGTGTTGCTCCACAGGGACAAGGATACTACCTAGGCGGTACTACAGATGGTATGGCGGATAGAGTGCCTGCTACAATCGACGGTATGCAGCCCGCAGCGTTAAGTGATGGGGAGTTTGTAATTCCTGCTGACGTTGTTAGCCATTTAGGTAATGGCAATTCAGATTCTGGCGCACAGAACTTATACAGTATGATGGAAAGAGTACGTAAAGATCGTACCGGTAACCCAAACCAAGGGCGTCAAATTGACCCCAATAAATATTTAGCGTAAGGAATAAAACGATGGGTGATGATGAGCTTGACCCTAATGCCACCGCAAGTAATACGTTAGCGGACGCATTTACTAGTACCAATAGAGCTGAAGAATCAGCGTTATCTTCTTGGGCCGGTCCCTACGTTACCGATATGCTTGGTCGCGGACAGGCGCTTGCACAAACTCCTTACACACAGTACGGCGGCCCTTTAACTGCTGGCGAGTCTACGCTCCAAAGCCAAGCCTACGGGGGTTTAGGCTCTTTGTATGCGCCTACTACCCAGATGGGCGCTTACGCCCCTACTTCGTTTACTGAAGCGGGTGTAGCTCAAAATTATATGTCCCCCTATATGCAAATGGCTGTAGAGCCACAGATAGCAGAAGCACAGCGTCAAGCAGAAATAAAGCGCGTACAGCAAGCCAGTCGGCTTGGTAAAGCAGGCGCGTACGGTGGCGGACGCCAAGCTATTATGGAGTCTGAGTTAGACCGCAATTTACTTAGAAACGTAGCTGATATTTACGGGACTGGGGTAGAGAGAGCCTATACTCAGGGTATGGGGCAATTTAATAAAGAAGAGACTGCCCGCAAACAAGCCCAAGAAATGCTTAACAAGTACGGGTTTGACGTATTTGCTGCGCAACGCAGAGCTGGTGCAGAGCAAAGAGGTATTGAGTCTGAAGGTATTGCGGCTGACTATGCGCAGTTTAAAGAAGAACGCGATTACCCCTACAAACAAATACAATATCAACAATCCTTGCTAGAGGGATTACCTGTAGGGGTTCAATCGTACGAGTATAGCGAGCCTTCTGGTTTAAGTAGTTTACTCGCAGGCGCACAAGGCGGCACAGATATTTACACATTACTTAACAACATACTTAGCGGTGAGAATACGGGCACCGGCCCTGATGGTGGGAATACGGGCACCGGCTCTGCTGGCGGGTATACAGGGCCAAATTTAACGCAAGCCCAAGCCCAAGCCATGCAAAATCAATATCAAGTAAATTTAACCACTATGGCCCCAAAAGAAGCTATGGAAGCTGCTATGAGACAGTTTGGGTTCGTAATTTAAGGGTACTAACATGAACGGAATACAATCTCTAATGCAAGGCGCAGCGCCCCAACGTCCTCGACCTATTAGTCAGCCCCGTCCTGCTATGCCCAATATGGCAAACCCCCGCATGGGTGCAGCGATGGGTTTAGTAGACGACGATCTTGAACGCGCGGGCATTGACCCCCGTACTCGTGCTGCTATGAAGGCCCAAGAAGCGGTAGATTTGTTAGCGTCTGCGGATGCGGATATGGCTATGGGACAACCTAAACCCGTGCCTGAAAAAATAATTGACCAGCGCAAACAACAAGCTAGTGAAGGCGTAGTAGGTCTTTTGCAACAGCTTATGCCCGGTATGCAACAGCGCGGACAGCAAATGCAACGCCAGCGTCCTCCTATGGGCGGTATGCCTGCTCGTCCTGCACCGGCTCGTCCTCCTATGGGCGGTATGCCTGCTATGGGCGCTCCTAATATGGCTCGTATGGCTAATGGCGGGATTGTTGGGTATGCGCAAGGCGGTACAACAACTCCTACTCTAGGGGCAGTGCCCCCATCTGCGGTGGGTGACGAGCAGATAAAGCAGTTTGCTGCACAATACACAGCTTTACAGGCGGGCCTAGCAGCCGCTACAACCCCAGAAGACAAGGCCCAATCTCAACGGCTAATACAAGACTTGATACGGGACATGGGTAACCAACACGCTACAGTTATGCAGTATATTGACAGCACTAAGGGGTTTGTAGCCCCACGCACTAGTGGTATGGCTATGGGTGGTCAGATTAAAGGCTATGCCGGTCCTGATGGTAGTGATGTAGAACTTGACCCAGAGCTTTTAGCTTTAACAGAAGAGTTGCTGGCCGAAAAAGTTCCCCCTACTGGGTATACCGGGCCTTCTTCAGAAGAAAGAAGAGCGGAATACGTTGCTAAACAGGAGCGACGTCAACAAGATAGACTCGACCAACAAAGGGAAAGACGTGATTTAAAAGCCGCAAACCCGGAGCTTAGCGGCATGGACATAAACAAAATATTAGAACGTCGGGACCAACAAAGAGCTGGCAGGAGTGCTGTTGGAGTTAATAAGCCTATAAATTTGGGCGGTATAGGCTCACTTGGTCAACCTCGTCCAGAGTTTCGTATGCAAGGTACTAGTAACGCCGGACCTTCACTTATAGACGATACTCCAGTTGGTATTGCCGAAGGCGGTATGGGCGAACCTCAAACCGAAACAACCACTAAGCCGGAGCAAGGAATCCTTGAAAGAATGCAGACTAACCAAGCTGCTGTTACTTCCACTACCGGTACGCCTTTGGCATTAGCAGAGCAGCTAGAGACGGTGTTGGGCGGACAACTCGGGGCGTTAGACGGGGCTAGAGATAAAGAAACTGCGCTAGCAGAAGCGGCATTAGGGGTGTCAGAGGCCGAAAAACAAGCCGCTGAAGAATTAGTAAAAGCTGATGAAGCCTACTACGGTAAAGTACTAGACCCAGCCGAACGTCGCAGACGTGAAAACGAAGTCATCATGCAGGCGTACTTATCTGGCAATAGTCTTGTAGACCAAGCCCGAAGAAGTGGTGCAGCACAAAGCCAGCTCCGAAGACAAGGTTACACACAAGAACGTGAAGCTGCCAAAGTACGGCCAACCGCTACTAGAGAGCAAGAACAAACGGCGCGAGGCATACGAGCACAAGCTTATGAAGCAGGGCGGGACGCGGAGAAAGACGCAAGAAGTACCCTTAACCAAACGATACAAACTACGGGTAACTATATAAACAGCATAGCAAACCGTGAAGCCCGAGCTGCATTAGAGTCTTCAAGCCAAAGTATGCAAATATTAAAGGCAGAAATGGACCTAGTATTAGCAGGCAAACGCATAGACCAAGAAAGCAAAAACATGTTTGCTAGATACCTTGGCGTCATACAAGACGACATAGTTAAACTTAGACAGTCGTTAGGCGATGTGGCTGGTGATCCCGTTATGGGAGACGAAGCTATAAGCAGAGAGCAACAAACCTTACGCGACGCAATACGTGAACTAGAAACCGCAAGCACCGCTATAGCAGTGGAAATAGGGTTACCCACGCCAAACCAAGCTCCTCCTACGGGTGGTGGGGACGTTATAGACTTTACTGACCTCTAGTCGGAGATACGTATGCCCGTAGTAAAAGCCCCAGATGGCAGGTTAGTTAGGTTTCCAGATGACATGCCTAGGGAAGAAATAAAAGGCATAATCTCGGCAAAGTTCCCTGACGCCTACCCCACTGCCGCCGAGCCTGAAGAAACCTCACTACTGGGGTACGGGCTTGAGACGGGTAAGGCACTGCTTGGCGGTGCTGCGGGCCTACTGGAATCGGCTGCGACTGGTGCTGCGTTTATCCTACCTGAAGAAGCTGAACAAGCTGCCCGCGCTCGCATCGCCGAAATTGGTGGTGGGGTACAAGACTTCCTTGCTCCTGAAGCTGCCTATGAAGATAACACCTACCTAGACCTCGTTCGGGGTGTGGGTTCTACCGTACCTTTCCTTGCCGCTGGCGCACTAAGTGCTCCTGCTCTTTTGGGTCGTGGAGCGTACGCGCTTGGTACTGGTTTAGGTGTAGGAGCCGGTGCAGGTGAAGCTGCCCAACGCGCCGTAGCTGCCGGAGCTACTGAAGAAGAGATAAGTAAGGCCGCTGGGCTAGGTACCATACCGGGCGCATTCGAGATGTTCGGTCCGGGTAGGATTGCTGAGCGTTTTAGAAAAGTACTTGGCCCAAAAGCAGACGAAGTAGGGAAAGAACTTAGTGGCAGCCTAATCCGAAAGATTTCTCAAGCCGCAGAAAGAGCGCCCCTAGGACGTGTAGGCAAGGCGGCTATCGACGAGGGTATCCAAGAAGCCCTTAGTGAAGTAGGACAGAACCTTATTCAACGTGGGGTGTACGACCCAGAGCGTGGTGTGTTTACCGATACTGGCGAGTCCTTTGGTTTAGGCGCAGGTGTAGGTGGTCTGTTACAAGGTCTAGCCGAAGCCATACTTCCCGGTCAACAACGCCGAGCTGCTAGGAAAGCCGAGGAAGAAAAAGCCGCTGAAGAAGCGGTAATGGCAGCTACACCTGAAGGCGAAACTCGGGATATGTTCCCGGACGCCCCTGAACGTGAAGGTCCAGAGCCAGAGCGTTTGCTTGATGTAGAGGAACTTGCGGGTGTAACTGAAGAAGACCCCATCCAAGTAGAGGCAGAAGCTGCTGTACAAGCCCGTTATAGTGAAGCGCCCCTCAGTCCTGATGCGTTTGCCGCAGCGGTAGCTAACGAAGTAGACATACTACGTAGTCGTGAAACTCCATCTGAGCCTACTCCAGAAACAGACCTTATTGAAGACGCAGAAGAAACGGCGCAGATCGAAGCGTTATTAGACGAAGACGCGTACGCCGCAATAGAAAGAGAAGAAGCTGCCCTACTAACGCAAAAAATAGCCACAGCAAAAGCAGAAGAAGCCGAACTTAAAAGAATGCAGGCGGAAGAAGACGCTGCGCTTAAAGAAAAAGACAAAGCTGAAACGGAAGAAATAGAAGCGTTAATAGCTGCGGAACCTACTCCTGAGCAACGCACTACTACGTTAACCACCGTCCTCCAAAATCCGGAAATCCAAACGCTAGAAGAAGGTGCGCGGGCGTTTAAAAATATACTAGACGGCCAAGACTTTACAAATACCAACGCCTCCCCTACAGAATTACAAGAAATTTTTGCTGTAACTAAACTGCGTAGGGAACGTGCCGCAGGGGTAGCGCCGCTAGAAGCATTCATAAAAGAAGCCAAACCCAAACCTATAGTGCCCGTTACTAAAGATTTCTTCGACGGCCTTAACATTGCGAAGTTAGCTCCTATCCGTAGGCAAAAAGGGCTAAAGGGTAAGGACGTACGTAGTCCAGAAGTACTAGCGGCGCTAACCAAATTAGCCGCAAACAACAAGCTAAGTAACGCTGCCAAAAGAAGTATAGAAACGTACTTAAACGCAGAAACTTCAGCTACACCTGCGCAAAAAACAACTACGCCTAAACCTACTGCCGCACCTGCACCCGCTGCCGTTGAGCCTACTGCGCCTGTAGCCGAAACTACTACACCTACTGCCGCACCTACTGCGCAACCCCCCGCACCTACCGTTGCGCTACCTACTACGGACGCAGAGAAACTGTCTGCACAAAAAGCTAAACCCGTACCGACAACCCGTGGTAAGTATGCCCCGAAAGCCGCTATATCCCATTACACGCAGAATACTGCGGATGCAGACCAAGCACTACGTGCTATCGCTCTTGAAAGTACTGAGCCAGTAGCCCTTAAAAAAACAGCCCCCAAGGAAGTGCCAAAGAAAGAAATGCGCCGTGCGGAAGCAGCTACTACATGGGTACGTAACAACCTAAGCCCCGAGGCAAACACCAAACTGGACGAGTACAAGGCGTTCTACGAGCGTGCGGAAAACAGAGGCGAAGAGTTTGTAGAAAAGTTCACCGAAGAGCAGGATGCGAGAGACCGGCTTGAAGCTGAGTATATAGAGCAGGCTGAGAAACAAGATGACGCGCTAACACAAAAAGTACTACAAGAGATGGATGTCTATGGAGCTAACGTAGATGACATTGCGGGGGTCATAGACTACCTGCGCTCTGATGCGGTGGCTGCTAGTATGCCTTTGGTTTCGGCGGAGACTAACAATAAGTTACTTGATGGAGATTTAAAAGGCGCACTGAAACAGTTGGCGCTAGACAACCCTAACAAAATGGTCCGCGAGCTTGCTAGCAATTTAGAAAAAGCTATAGGCACAACTAAGGTTGAGTTTGTAGAAACGCTTGAGACTCCACGCGGTGACCAGTTTGCGGGTAGTTACACCGCTTCTCAGGACTTAATCCAAATAGACATCAACGCTCCGTTAAGCAGCCATACTATCTTGCACGAAGTTGCGCACGCGGTTACTGCAAAGACTCTCGATAATCCGGGCCATCCGTTTACCATACAGCTCACTAAGTTGTTTAACGACGTTAAAGGCGAAATACCGGGTACCTATGGCTCAGAATCACTAAAAGACTTTGTTGCCGAGGTATACACTAACCCCGATTTCAGAGCCACACTAGCTGCGCATAAGCCCACTGGGTCTAAGTTAACTGCGTGGCAACGGTTTACTAATGCTATTAAACGCCTATTCGGTATGCCCACCACTGAAACTGAAACCGTAGCAGACGCAGCGTTAGACTTTATAAACTTAATCGTTGCAGCGTCCATATCAACCCGTGACGCTACAGTAGTAGAACAAAAACTGTCCGATGGTGACGCACTTCGCGCGGCCTACGAAATGATGGGCGGCGGTACGGCGCTTGCTAAACTTAAAACGCTGAAAGATTCCAAAGATTGGATACTGGGTAACGCACAAGAGCTAAGTGCTAAGTCTCGTGTGACCATGATTAACGCTATGACTTTGGACAACATAGTCGGTCTCATTAAAGAAAAGTTGCCGTCAGCAGCAGACTTTCAAAATCTTATCCGTAAGCAAGACGGCAAGCGCAACGAGTTAATGAAGAACTTTGGCAATAAGCTAAGGGATTTCAAAGAAGCGTTTAAAGACGATAGTGTAGCAATAGAAACCTACAACACCTTAGTAGGGCTTAGCACTATCGAGGAAGTAGACCCTACTAAACCGGCTGCCCGCTATAAAAACTTTGGTTACAGCTACACGGACACCAACGGTAATGTAATAGAAAGGGTAACGTTCCCTACGGAAGCGCAACGCGATGAGGCAGTAGAAGCTCTCGATAAGACAAACATCCTCGCCGGGGTTAGGAAACTAAACACTACCCAAGAGCGCATTACTGCGTACGAGGAAGCGCAAAGGCTGTACAACAAACTGTCGCCCACACAAAAGACCGCCTACCGCGAAATGCGGGATATGTATAAACAAATTAACGCGGATATTCTCGCCGCTATTGACGATAAGTTAGACAAACTAGACATAGAAGCCGGTGTTAAAGCTACAGTTAAAGACAGAGTGTTTAGAAAGTTGCTTACCTCTGGCGTTATTGACCCCTATTTCCCGCTTAATCGCTCGGGCGAATTCTGGGTTGAGTATGAGTACAAAGATAGAGACGGGCAGGTCAAGTATGGGGTTAGCTCGCACCCGAGCAAAGGTCTCCGCGAGGTAGCTATAAACGCCCTTAAAGCTCGTACGGATGTAGTGCCGGAGTCTGTTAAACCAAAACCCCGTCCGGATATGTCGTCTCAAGGGTTTGATGTCCCTACAGGATTCTTAGTTGACCTACTTGCCGAACTTAAAAAGCCGGTTACGCTCGTTGAGAAAGACGCAAACGGAAACGACGTAGAGAAGCAAGTTACCCTACCTCAAGGGGCGATTGATTTTGTTGACGACGTGCTAATAAAGTCGTTACCCGAACAAAATCTAATACAGGGGCACATGGGCCGGGAAGGGTTTGCAGGCTACGAAACACAGGCTATTAAAGCTTTCGAGGACACGTACCCTAGACTGATTAACAGCCTTGCGAATCTGTCCTTTGATGCAGACTTTGCGCTTGTCGCCAAGCAAATACGTGAAGAGGCTGCGGCGGGCGCTAACGCAGACGACCGTTTAGTACAAGATGCAATGAAGGCGCTCGTAGGTACTTCTGCCGAAACAAACGCCTTGCCGGGCAAACTATCTAGCTATTTAGAGTTCGTTAAAAACCCGAACCTGCCTAACTGGGCGCGTATACTGCGCTCTTCATCGTTTATCTACACGCTAGGTTTTAACGTATCCTCTGCTGCGGTAAACATGTCTACCCTACCTATGGTCGTGGGGCCACTACTGGCCGGTAAGTTCGGTTTAGTTAACGCTACCTCGGCTATGTCTCGCGCTTCAACTATGTACCTGCAATCCTTTGGCGACGTTACGCGCGAGGGCATTACAGAAGAAGGTGAGGTAGGCGATATATCTGAGCTAGGTGGGTTTAGTTACGCAAATAAAGAAGGTGGGCTGCTTGGGCCACTAGTAGCGAAACTTAAAGAACTGGGCTTAGACACCCGTACTATATCGTCTGAAAACGCAGACTACGAAAACCCTGCTGCGCCTGTAATAAACAAGATAGCCTACGTGTCTAGCTTCATTTTCAACCATTCGGAACGGGCTATCCGTCAGATTACAGCGGGCAGCGCCTACATCTTAGAGATGGAAAAGAAGTACGGTAAGCCTATAGCCAAACTAACTCCCGAGCAGATCGAAGCCCACGGAGAAAAAGCCGCGCAGATAGCTATTGAGTTTATGGAGTACGCAAACAGCTCAGCATTACTCGCCACCGCTCCTCGTTGGGCGCAGAGTGGGGTGGGTAGCATCATCTACCAGTTTAAGCGTTTCCCTGCCCAGATACTGTATATCCAAATGAGTATGCTAAACGCCATACAGCGTCAGGCCAGAGGGGCAACCCGTACGCCAGAGCAGATAGAAGAAGACCGTGCTTTGCGTAACGCGTTTATATACATGAATGCTACCGGCGCGGCGCTAGTTGGCGCTAAAGGCGTGCCCTTCTACGGCTTCGTCGCGGCTATCGCTAACATGTTTTTGGGTGAGGACGAAGACGACGTAAACACTATAGTAGCTAAAACGATAGGCGAAGGTTATTACTATGGTGCGGTTGCTAAATATTTTGGCGCTGACGTAACTGATCGTGTTGCCCTAACTAACCTACTGATTCGAGACAAAGGTAACTACCGCCCAGAAAACAATATCCAATACGGGCTAGAATCTTTCGGTGGACCTACGATAGGTATTGCCATACGACTGGGTACTAGCGGCTACCGTCTTTTCGTCGATGACGACCCTAGGAACGACACGCGGGCCGTAGAAGGTATGTTACCCACTGCTATATCCAACGGTAAAAAAGCTTATCGGTACGCTACAGAGGGCTACGAGACTACGCGCGGGGATGCTATTGTCGGAGAGGTTACCGTAGGAGATGCGATCCTACAGACGATGGGCTTTGCCCCCTCTAAGTTCCGTGCTGAGCAGGACAAGCTAGCTAGAGACCGCCGCGTAATTACCGGTGTTGGCCGTATGCGTAAAGGGCTGCTAGATCGGTTTGCTTTTGCGCACAACAACGGTGACGAGGCAGGCAAAGAGCAGGTGATAGAGGACATACGAGAGTTTAACCAGAAGCACGGCAACGTGGCAATAAGTGGGGACACCTTAAGGCAGTCCATAACCACTCGCGCTAGAGGCTCAGCGATAGCAGAACAACTTGGTGGTAACGTGGCAGACCGCAGGTTTATTAGGGAACTAAGAGAATCGAGACGGCAATATACGGATAGATTGTATGAAGACGAATAGCGCAAATAAAAAAGCCCCCAACTAGTGGGGGCTAACTCTCTATGACTAGGGAGAATGATGCTAGGTAATAATACTAACAGTAGTAGTCAAAGTCCATACAACTAACTACATATAGTTATTACCGGTTACGCCACACCCTAATTCCATACCTACCGTTATCAACACAAACTCGTTTTATTAAGTCTTTCTTCGCTATACCACTAGCGTCCACTATATCGTTCATAGCTTGTTTTGTGTTTATGCAAGGTATGAATACAGACGTGCCAACCACAAACGCATCCCAATCTATGACTATGCGCACCCCATCAGGGGATATGTCATTTAGCTTTAACCTCATCAGCAAGTTCCGGCATTTCAATAAGATCATTGTTAAAAGTACACTCGATTACATGCGTCGTGCCTATGTCCATTTTAGTACCTTTACCCATCCTCTTTTTGCCATAACGCCCATCCATTTGCGAAAATATCAAAGCCTTAACCGCACTTTCTGTGTACTTGTGTTCGTTAATCCACGATTTAAGTGCCGGTCCGCGTATAAAGAGTTTGCCTATGTCGGTTTCATGCCGCGCTACAAACTTAAAGTTAGGCATGTCCTGCATGTCGGGGCGGATTATATTCTGTAATTCTGGGTCTCTAGCGTCGGCTGTACTAGTAATTCGTAGTATCGACCGTACGTTGTCCATATAGAACTGAGATATTATGTCGTGTATGTCCATATCCATTTGCGTTAAACCTGCTCTTTGCTCCTTTATTTTTGCAATTATCCAGTCCCATAGGTTGTCTAAGTCCCAATCTATAAGCCCAATTTGTTTTGCTATCGTACACCCTGCGTAAACAGTAGCGCCTTGTGCTATCCAAAAGCGTTCTTGTGGTTCACCGTCTATCTCTTTAACAATATCTGAGCGTGTATCTAAAGTAAGTTTCTTTGCGGCAGCTTTGTTTTTTAGTATGTGCTGTATAAACAACGGTCCAGCATGTCCGTAGTTTTCATCTAATTGATCGTTTAAGTCATTTGCACGCAGTGTGTCAGATGCGCCACGCAGTAGTTTTGTAGCACTGTGGCTAACTACTCGCCCTGTTTCACCTTTTGGAGATGACCTATATTCACCCGCCACTTCCGTTAAACTGCTATTGCCGCTAGTACCGCAGTTTAACGCCCAAGGTTCTCCTCTGTATCGCTCAGCGTTTTCCCCCTTACCACTCATACGGTTCTTTTGTACCCCGTCACTAATGGCGTAACAAAAATCACTAGCGGGTTGGGGCTTGTAGTTAGATACCTCATCAATGTACAGCGGTAAGTTTTTTATAACTTCGGCACGGTTCCAAGCTGAGTTAGGCGTATCTTTGCCTATAAGCACTAACTTTTTGTGGCTGCCCCATACTGAAGCCCCGCCCCACATACCTGTGGTTTTACCTACACCTGTTTCAGGACTGTTCAAGTTATAGATACAACCTGATATACCCGACATAAACTCCATTAATGGCGAACCAAAAGAAAGCCCGAACATATACTGATGCTGCTCAAACCCTTCCTGTCCGTAGAACTGTGCTAACTCTTTCCATTTCTCTAGCGTGCCCTTCTTCTTGAACATGTGCATGTACTGTGCAGTGCGAGACCCTGCCGGACTGTTCTCTACCCGATTAGCAAATATCTCTTTGTCCCCTATCACAAAAGACTTTAACCCCTCTGTCCAACCAAACTGAGACTTAACTTGAATGGGCGGTCCTTCGGGCTTAAGTTTAGTAATCCAAGCAGCTATATATTCCATAAGGTCCTTCTGTGTACTAGGCATTACTAGTACGTCGTTAGAGTTCATCACACCCCGAAAGGTTTCGGTAGACATCAATTCTTTCTGAGACGCTACAAAGGTACGCTCACCTTCAAAATCACTGGTGTGTCCTATCTCATAGCACGGCCCGTCTACATCCACCATCCGCTTTTTCACATACAGATTGTCAGGACACAGAACTTTTTCTTCACGGTTGCCGTCTTTATCGTGCGATATTTTTGCTACCCCACCACCTTCTGGCCGTGCGTAACCGGGAGGATAGCCCGGTATCTTAATCTTTTCTAGCACAGATTCTTTCTTAGGTTTGCTTGGCGGTATGTCACCACCGTCGGCATTGCTAGGTGCGCTAACGCTAGGTGCAATAGCAACTTCTTCTGCACGCTCGTCATAAAACTCTTCGGGTTCGTCGTATCCGCGTACTTCTACTTCGTCACTTTCAGCTAACTTAAGCTCTCGGCATAGCGTGATAGGGCTTTTTATTTTGCCGTTGTTTGGGCATCCCTCACACAGGCCGGGACAATCACTGTCGAAAGTAGTGCATAGGTGCGGGTAATCAATAGACGACGCTATCTTATCTGTTTCATCAACACTGTATTTACTGTAACCCTTTGATATTAAATGTATTGCAGGTTGCCCTACTATACCGTCCGTGTCGCACCGCTTTGCTATAGAAAGTGCATGGGTCCACTCTGGATAAGTAATCTCGTCTGGTTTACGTATAGCTTTATCTATATGTGCACAACCACTACCTTGGGCGGTCTTCATTAGTATGTTAGCAAACTTGTATGTGTACTTACTCTCCCCGCCTTTTGCGTTAGCCATGTCCGCATTATCTGCGCTTGTGTACTCTCTAGGGGCAAGTACTGGTATCAAGCTTGTAGGTAACTTAGCCGCAAACTCCTCTAAGACTACCGGTTTACCTAAAACAATTACCTTGGTGTTTTTTGGTGGTACGTCTTTGAAGTTACGTGTATTAGGTACACGCAGTAGCCTAGCCGCGTCCGCAGTTACAACGGCGTCAATATGCAACCCGTCCTGTAAACACGTAGCCTTTAGCCCTTTAGCAGTAGGTAGCCATTCTTCGCGTGTGTAAGCTCGGTCAAGCGCCCAATATACGTGCAGCCCCCGCCCTGAGTTAACTACTGTAGGGCGAGGTAGCTCGTACTTCTTATACCAAGCCTTTAGCGCAATAAGTGCATCTTGTTGGGTGCTGTAGGGTTTGCCTTCGCCACAATCTAAATCGAGGAACAGCGATTTTATCCCACGCACGTTTTGCGCAGTACGGCCCTTAGTAGCATCTAGGAACACACCTAGCGCAAAATAAGAGTCTCGCCCTTCTTCGTTAAAGTTGTTTGCAGTCTCAATAGCAGCATCTAGCGAATCGTAAAACTTTTCTTTTATAGGTTTGTTCTTCGCAATTCCTGCTACGTGGTAATACCCCTCATCACTCAACACCGTACTTAAAAACTGTTTGGTGTCTGTCATCATTTAATCCATGTCATAGAGAGTTACGGGTGCCCGGAGGCACCCGCGTGGTTTAGTCATCAAACTCATCCAACAGTGAGGCCAAATCAACATCTGGTTTAGGGGCATCTTTCTTTTTCTTAGACACCTTAACCTTTGGCTCTTCTACCTGCTCCTCTTCCTCTTCCTCGTCAGAAAACAACGCCGGGGTTTCTGAAGCAGGGCTTGGAACTTTATCATCAGTTAGTTGTGGAACGCTAGTCTCTTGCTTTGCTTTTATAGATAGCGTAACTAGTTTTAGCGTAGCCTCATCCTTTTGGGCGGCTACTGCCATACCTATTTCGTCTTCGGCAAGTACACGTACCGGTTTGAAACACAGCTTAGGAGTAGAACTATCAGTATCAAAACGTAGCTCTGTAACTATCGAAGCAAGTGGTGCTCTCTGCGCTTCGATTAGACGGGCGTAAGTTTGTAGCCCCATCTTCTTTTTGTCATCGCCAAATATACTAGTAGCAGGTAGAGACAACTGGTACACCGAGTTAGACTTCAATTTGCCATCGCTATCAGTCAACATTACAGCTACACGTTGTTGATACCTACACGCACGAGACTGGCCTTGACCAGAACCTTTTATGTTCTGAGGGCAATCAAAACATGCCGCAGATTGAAGCGTATCGCTTGGTACATCCCCAGAAGGCTTACCCCCACCAGAATCGGCAGACCAACAAGCCGGAGGATTATTAGCACCTGCGGTGTATTGGCTAGCGTAGTACATACGGGAAATAGGGGAAGTTTTAACAATAACTATATTTATTGCTCGGGCTTCAAGCTCTCCTACTTCCTGTCCGTTAACTACCTTACGGAACACCCCACCGCGAATACTAAGACGGTTAGTGCCAGTTTTATTTCCACCACCTGACGCGTTTTTATCAGGCTCTAGTTGGGCCAGCAGCTCTTTGTATTCGGCAGGCATATTGTCAAACAAAGCTAATTCGCTCATAAATCATCATCCTCATCAAAGTCTAACTCTAGTTGTTCGGTTATCTGTGTCGGATCGGGGGCAGGTTCTTCTTGTCTAAGCGCCTCTATCACGGCAGGAAGGTTAAAGCGGTACGTGTACCCTACTTTTATATAGGTACTTTTTGGTATGAACCCCTTGTTTACCCACTGTCGGATAGTGCTCACTTTTACAGAAAGATAGTCCGCCACTTCCTCTACAGGCACGTAGCTTTCTAACTCGGTCATTTTTTTCTCCGTACGGTTATGGTGTACTCGTTATCCGCATTTAGCCCCGGCGGATGTTGTTCGGGGTTTTCTTCAAGAAACTGCCGCATGTTACCTTGGCTAATGCGTTTCTCTAGTAAGTCTACTGCTTCGTTCTCTACAATAAACTTACTCATTGCCTCCCAGTCGCTTGTCCAAAAACGCTTCTTTTGGGTGCGCCAGAACGTACCGGAAGCGGTCTTCACAGATTCGATTCCAGTTTCTTTACAATGTTCTAGTAATACTTCTTTTAGCTTGTCTAACTTGGCGTCAAGCTCTTTTTCTTTCTCTTTAAATTCCGCCGCTAACTCTAACTTCTTATCTCGAATCTTTACGTACACAGAAACGAGACGGTCAAGGTCCGGCACAACAGCGTCTGTCATGGCATCATACTCCATTTATAGTTATGTTTTATTTAATATAGTGCAGTTTAGCTTATATTTCAAGTATATCTTGGTATAAATCAATCATTTTTGTGTGCACGTTAATACGTTGGTCTAGCATCTTGTATATGTGTTTCTCTACCTTCGATCCTTGCAGTTGCACGACAGTACACGGGTGCTTTTGACCTGATCTGTGTACACGCGCATTAGCTTGAGCGTAAGTTTCTAGGGAAGATGTCGGTCCCCACCATACGATTGTGTTTGCCGCAGTAAGCGTTACGCCATGCGCAGCAGCTTGCGGTTGTATGATAAGTACTCGGGGGTCGTTGGTTTCTTGGAACTGTTTGAAGATAGCAGTACGTTTTTGTGCTGACACTTCGCCGTTTATAACCGCACTTGTTATACCGTCTTTAGTCAGCTTTTCTTTAAGAATACTGATGACATGCTTGAACGGCACAAAGATAAGTATCTTCTGGCTAGATTCGTCTATTACTTCCCGTAGAACTTTGTAGCGATTCTTAACGTCAAATTCTATAGTCTCGCCAGTATCCGTATAGACCGCGCCACACGAAATCTGTAGTAACTTATTCATGTTAACCGCAGCATTAGCCGAAGTAATTTGTTCTCCGTCCGCAGTAGCCATCATTTGCTTACGTAGAATTTCGTAGTACTTCTTCTGTTGCGCCGTTAGGTCCACTTCGCGCTTAACGTAAGTCATCTCTGGCAGGTCTAAGCATTGCTCTTTAGTAAAACGTATTGCAGGTTGTAACGCATTGAACACCGTATCAGTAGCGGTCGGCTTAGGTGCCCACTTAAACTGCGTCACCTTGTGCATTACCATCTCGCGGAAAGCCCCAAAGAATCTAGGCACGCCTTTAGGATTAACAAGTTTGGCTAGCCCGTATGCGTCAACTGGTGACTGTGCGGCAGGCGTACCGGTCATTAGCCACAGCCACGTTTCTGGTTTTATTACACTAGCCAGTACTTTCCAACGCTTAGATTGTGCATTCTTATAGTGGGTTGCCTCATCCACAATGATAAGATCAAACCCGCCATTCGCCACTTCTTCCTTCACTATCTCTACACCGTCGTAGTTGATAATGACAAACTCGGCGTCGCCGTTAATTATCTCTTGGCGTTTCTTCTTGACCCCATGCGCTATATCTACGGTGCGGTGCATGGCAAAACTAAACAAGTCAGTACGCCACGCGGAGTCCATAATAGATAGAGGACAGATAATCAGTACGCGTTTCACCAACTTCTGTGTCATTAAAAAGTCAGCCGCCCAGATAGCAGAAGCAGTTTTACCTGTGCCCTGCTCGTTAAAGCAGAAGGACCGGCGGTTCATAGTCATAAACGAAGCGGTTGTTTTTTGGTGCTCGAAAGGTTTATACCGCCCGGGCCAATCGTACATACCCATAATAGGTGAGGGTACGTCCTTTACATTTAAGTTCTTAAGTACACGAGCCTCGTCCACACCCCATTTAACCAGAACGCCGTGGTCCCCCACTGCCTTGCTTGTTGGTATTGCTGTTGTAATCTTCGCAGGATTGCGAAGCCGCAAGAGCAAGCCCCTGTTATCAATTATTTGCATTTACTATATCTCACCTACTTTTTAGTTGTTTTCTTTTTCTTTTTATAGTTTCGAGCGCGGTTCTTACTGCGGCTCTCTACAGTCACGCCGTCCTTGTTACTACCACCTTTGCTTAAAGCTTTCTTGTGGCTAATGTCTTTGCCTTCGCGTTTGTCGGCTTTGCCGTTCTTGTTAGCGTCCTTACCTTCTTTATCCATCTTACGTCGAGCGCGTTGGCGTTCCATCCGAGCTTCAAACTCAGGACTACCTACAGGCTTGTTCTTCTGCTTCGGTCTATCTTTCGGATTCTTGTACGGCATGTCGTTACCTCTTACCGTTATGTGGGCACTCTAGTACCACGCACCATGCGCGGCAAAGCCCTGTGGGTTTAGCATTCCAAGTATCTACCTCAAATGCTTTCTCTAGCTTGCCGTACTCGCCAAGCCACTTCTTCCATAAGTCTGGTTCGTTCTCGATAGTGTACGTCTCTTTGATAAACGCGTTACATACCACGAAGAGCAGGCCGCCCTTCACTACTTTTATCTCAGGGAAGTGCTTGAACGTAGCTAACGCCATCAGTTCGAGCTGCCCCTTGTCTGCATACTTCGCAGACTTACCGGTCTTATAGTCAAACACCTTAGCTACACCGGCTTCTCTATCTAGTATCGTAAGGTCGGAAACACCCCTGAACCATACGTTATCAGCAAAGAATCCGCAGGGTTCAAGGTTCTCAGTCAGCCCCATCTTATACTCGCAGAGCTTCTCGCCTTTCATGTTTTTAAGTCTATCTAGCGCGGTTAGCGCGTAGTCAAACCTTGGGTCTAACTCTTCTACATCTCCTCTGACATACACCTCGGCAGCTTCGTGGAACTCGTTACCGTACAGTATGGCTTCGGTATTAAAGTCTTCTTTGTAGTCCTTCAGTACCTTGGTGTGGTAATACTTTTTGGGGCATTGATCGAACGTCTTTATGCTGCTAAATGACCATGTGGGTTTACCCATTCAGTACATTCTCCGTAAGTTTTTCCAGTTTCCACGTCACCACGCACCGGAAGGCCCTGTGCCCAATCGGGTGTGTGTCGCATACATTCGCCAACATAGGCCGCAGCCTCGTCAACTTCGCTATCTGGAACACAGCATACCACAGAGTCATGTACAGTAAGAAGTATAGGATACCGCTTTGAAATCAATAACATCTGGTCTGTCATTACACATCTTGCAATGCCTTGGCAGACGTTTTCTATCACCTTACCGCCGTAGATATTTACTCTACCCCTACGTGTTTTGTACGAAAATTGTACGCCCATCTCACCATCCTCGGCTTTCAGGTCGTCGTAGCGCATAATCAAACCGGAAGGCAGACGTATACCATTAACTTCTGGTAACACCTTTAGCACCCCAGCTTTACCTACACCGTACCGTTCACCTTGGTACATCCCCATCAGAGCGTTTTGTGCGTCTCGCCATAACTGAGATATGCCTCCATTCGCACTGCGGTACACCCGTATAATGCGCTTACATTCTTCCTCGTCTATCTTAGTCACCTCGACACCCATACCCTTTAACTGGTCGCGGAACTTAGCGGCACCCATACCGTAGCCCGCACCTAGAATAGTAGTCTTGCCGATGAAGCGTTCGGCGGGTGTTATGTCTTCTTCTTTCTTATTATAGATAGTAGCCGCCATCTTCTTGTACACGTCTTCGCCGTTCTCGAATGCTCGAACTAGGTCAACTTGTCCTGCTAACCAAGCTAATACGCGAGCCTCTATCTGCGCAGAGTCAGCTTCGATCAAGGTGTAGCCTTTAGGGGCGCAAATACATGCTTTCAATACCTTTGCATTTGGCCCACGTGAGGGTAGGTTTTGTAGGTTTATCTTATCAGACCCGCCAAACCTTCCTGTGTGTGCGGCATAGTATCGGATAGGCACGGGCAGCGTGCCCCGAATACCAATGTCGATAAACCTCTCGGTGCGTGTCTCTTCTAGTGTGCTCTTCAAACCTATTCTTGCAGCTACTAGGGCTTGTACTCGCGCATCGTCATGCTCCTGTAGGGCTTTGAACCCCTCGTCACTCTTGGCAAACGCAAAGGCTTCCTTACCCGTACGCAAACTTGTTTTCATTGGTGGCACAACGCCCAGCGCCTCAAGTGCCTTAGCGAACTTAGGATTAGACATGAGTTCTTCTTTTGCGATACCACACTCTGCAAGTAGGTGTTCTTTCTGCTCTTGTAGCGTATCCAAATGGTCTTCAAGTTTACCTACGTCCAACTCCAGTACGGGGTCGATAAACATACGCAGCGTCATGTCGATTACTTTTAGTTCTTTCTTCGGGAATACTTTCAGGAATATCTCAAACAACTGATACGTAAGCTCAACGTCTTGTATGCAGTAGTCGCCGTAACGTTCGAGTTCGTCTTCAGTAAAGTCACGACGGCGTTTACCTATAGCGTTGCCTACTTCGTTACCTTTTTCCCCGATCTCGTACATGTCAGCCAAGTACTTAAGAGAGCCACCGACTTCCGTACCATGTAATGCGCGGCCCATACACAGCGTATCAAGGTATAGCTTAGGGTGAATATCAAACAGCCAACTAAGAATAGCACCATCAAACATAGTGTTATGAGCAAGAACAGCAGAGTTTTCCCAGTCATAGTTATCATGTAAATACTCTTTAACTGCATTGAACGGGCCGCTTATCCAATCTGTTTCCCCTGCGTTAACTTTAACGCTCAGTCCTATCACTTCAAACTCTGGGCTTCGTACGTACTGCTCGGTTGTTAGTTTACTTAGCGAAAACTGTTTGTCGTAATAGGTTTCAAAATCTATTGTTATAATATTCACTTAGTTTCTTTTCCTAATGTTTTGTTTCAAAATTTTCTAGGGTTTCGCTATAAAGATGAGTTAGCACATCAATCCAATCTTGCAAGGCATCTAGTTGGCTAATTGTAGTCTCCTCAGTAAATCGTCCTACTAGCTCCACACTACCTTCGCCATACTCTTCTTCCCAAACCAACGTTGCCATTTGTATTCTACTCATTATAGTTTCCCTTCTTTTATTAGGGCTATTCGGTTAGCTTCTTGTGCAGCCGCTATGTCTTTTTTATTCTGGCCGGTGTACGCGACAGCCAATTTTTCTTTGATAAGGAGTTTCGTAATAGCTCCTTTTCCCGTCTTGAACTCGCCCAAAAATCTTCCAAACTTTCCCTTCTCTCTTGTTCGGAGCGCATAAACTCCTCCCAACTTGAGAGCCGCTTGAACGTATTTTTTGGCAAGCATTCCGTGGGCCTTTTCAGCCTTATTTCTAGTTCTACATTCGGGTGTATCAATTCCAAATAAACGAATACGCTGACTGCGAAGCCAAACGTCAAACCCAAGATCAATATCCACATCTACTGTATCTCCATCCACGACTCGAACTATTGTTGCTTTGTATTCGTACATTTACTTAACCTCATCTATTATGGCAGGTAGGTAGTGGAACAGGATGTCGCTATCACATTCAATAGTAACGCGGGCGGTGTCTGTTGCAACGTAATAAGTTATTACAGGTACTTCTGCAATGTGGCATCCCACGTTGTCCACTTTAATAACTACATCTGGTATGGGTTCCTCTACTACTTCTGGAATAGTGACAGGCTCTGGCACGAAATGCGTCCAAATAAAAAACATACTAATCGCAAATAAAATCATTGCGACAACTGACATAACTAGCTTCTCATTTTTCATCCTATCTCCACGTATTAGTCGTAAATATTAAAGTTTTCTTCAAAAGGTACACAGGTTTCCAATATTATTTTACCCATGTTAAGGGCTTCTCTTTTTGAGACCACGACAATCATGTTGGGTTCGACTTCGACAACACACATTGTGCGTTTTTCTTCTTTAGCTAAGTACTCCGCTTCTTCTAGCGCAGCCATTGGGTCGGTAAAGTTACTCATCTTCAAACTCCTTAAGAATATCTTCTAGCTTCTCCACCGCATCAGTAACACGTTGTATTAACGCGATAAGTTCTTCGGCATCTTCGCCATCAACTTCTATAGTTATTTTCATTTGCCCTTCTTCTTTTTAGTTTTTACAAGCAACATACCGCCTAACACCACTGCGTTTGGTTGCAGAGGCTTAAACTTAAAACCCTTCGCACCGCTTTCCACGGCTTCTAAACCTTCGGGCAAATCGAGTCTGATCCATGTGTACTGAGTACCTTCAATTTCCATATCACTCTACCCCGTGTATCTCAATTAGTAAGTCGATGCAGTGCTTCGCCTTGGTTAAGTCTTCTAACGGTTTTCCCTTCAACTTCCATCTGGATATGTACTTAACCACATTACCTTCGAGCAATGACAACCCGTTCTTCTCTGCGTACTCAGCAGGTTGGATTACCATGTTCTTGTAGTGGTTGCCGCCAGTCTGTCTGTCTAAGGCGCTAGTCGTTTCGCCCGTCTCTTCCGTTGTAAGGGTCTTGTTCTTGGCTATGTCTCTCAGCCCGCTTGGTGTCAGCATTCTTTTTTCCTTCTCTGCTTGTTTCTATTTTTCAAAAATTCTCGCCCAGCTCTTCTTTGAGAGCTTTTAATTTTCTGTTCCGACTTTCTTCTGCTTCTTTTTTTACTTTTTCCCTGAAAGCTATCCGTTCTTTTATCTCTTGCTTTCGTTTTGCGTCTGCCCTTGCCGCTCCCTTAGCAATAGCCATTGCGTTTTGGATTATTATTTCTTCTCTATGCTCACCTGCCTCGTCACTGTGTGCGTAAGCTAAAGAAGCTGTTGAATACGTTCTAAGTTTTCGTAAGGCTTTCTGTTCTATTTGCCTAACCCTAGTGGACGATAGATTAAGTTCTTTTCCTATTTGGACTAAATTTTTTTCTCCCTCACCGTTTAATCCAAAGCGGGCATCGACTATTGTTTTCTCTCTGCTAGTTAATTTTCCTACCGCTGCCGCCACAAGGTCTGTCGCATCACCGTCGCTTAGTATTTGTAGCGGGTCAGTTCCACCTGCTAATAAGTTGCTAGAGGTTAATTCAGCCATGTTGGCTTCTATTGAACCGGAGTTAGTTTGTAGGGGGTCGTTTATATGTTGTGGTGGGAAAAGGTCGTACACGCTGCAACTAAAAAAATCACAAAGGGTTTGTGCAGTTGCAGTTGGTTTTCCTGTTTTAGTAAGGGCCGGTGCTTTTAAATTAAGTACCCTGCCTATAGACGTTTGGTCTAAGCCGCTAGCTCTACTCAATTCAGCCCCATTGCTTAAACCGTAAGACTTCATCATCGAAAACAAGTAGTTGTTTTTTACTTTTACTTCTACTCTGTAGTCTTTCATTCGTAGCTCCCTATTACATCCCCTGCGTCTATCCAAACGCTAAGAGCTTTTAGCACTCTTTCTTTTCTAGCCCGTAGTTTCTCGGCTTTGGCTTTGCGTGCGGCACGCAGTTTAGGTAATTCTTCTAGTTCTTTTTTCCATAAAGCATGTTGCGCTTTCTTTTGTGCTTTCGTTAGCTTAAACGTTTTTGTCCTATGGGATATAAACTCCGCTATTCTGGCTTTAAGCGTAGGTGGTTTTAACGCTTTGGTATTCTCTTCTATCGCGGCGTCTAAAGTTTCTACAAGTTTGAGTAAATCTTGTTTAGTTGTCATGTGTTTTTCCTAAGATACTGGTATCTGTTATTCTTCAAACCACGTAGACATAGCTTCATCCGCCGCACGTTCCGCCATCTCTCGCTTACGCTCGGCAGGGTCTACGTA